TTTAAAATGGAAGAGGAAAGAGAAATACATTTTACAGTAGAGCAAAAAAATAAATTGGAGGCACTAAAAAAGGTGCATGGCATAGTACAAGTGATTCAAATACCTGATAGTGAGGGTAATTTACATACTGCCTTTTTGAAAAAGCCTCAAAGACATACGCTTAGTTTCTACTTGGCAAAGGTAGCCAATGACCCTATTGTAGCGCATGAGGTATTATTAGATGCTTGCTGGATAGAGGGAGATACGGAGATTAAAAGCAATGACGATTTGTTTTTGAGTGCGATTCCCTTGCTTGGAGGCATGATTCAGCTACGTCAGGGTTTTTTAAAAAAGTTTTAGAAGATACTGTATTAAAGAAGCGTGGTGAGGACTATGAGCCTCGCATGATAGATGCGCTTTTACGGTATCACTTCCACATAGACCCTGACACGCTTGACGATGAAATGTGGGCAATGCGCTGGAACGAACTCAAGGAGGTATTGAAGTTTGAAAATGAGCGGACTGGATTAAGCCACAAGAAGTAAGATTCTAATGATTAAATAGACAGTTCCAATTTTAGTAAGCAACTTCAATACTTGTGTATTGTATTTCATTGCCCAAACTAAGGCGATAAGCAGAATAGGGAGAAAAAAAGCGTCAAACATAATTTTATATTTTATTAATTATTACGCAAAATGGCAGGTCAAAGTTACGGTCTTACTATCAATATTGCTACACTTGGAGAAGGTGAATTTGCTAAATTGGGTAAAATATCTACTGATTTGGCAGGAAAAAGCAGTGCCTTTGACAATGACTTATCAAGACTTGCCGCTAATGCTAAAAAAACTAAAACAGAACTTAGCAACCTTGCTAACTTCAATGGTGATTTTAATTTAGGAGATATTGGCGATATAGCTCCTACCCTGCCTTTTGAAAAGCAAATAAATAAGTCCATAGACAGTATTAAGCAAAAGATACAAGGCTTGACAGGTATCAACCTGAAAACCAATGATGCTCAATCTAACATTGAAGCCTTAAAAGCCAAACTCACCCAATTGCAAGGGCAAAGAAATTTGTCTTTAAATACGGCTGATATTCGCAAGGCAAATGGGGATGTGAAAAAATTAGAAGCGGAGATAAAAAGGCTTGAAAACCTACCTCCCAATGGGATTTTTGATAAGTTTAGTAAGCTAAGAAGTTCCATCTCTCCTATGGCTGGGCTTGTGGCGGGGGCTTTTGCTTTTAGTAGCATGATGGATTTTGGAGGGCAAATAGTCAAAGTAACGTCTGAATTTCAGAAATACAATGCAGTCCTTACCAATTCATTTGGCAATCAAACGCTTGCTAATCAAGCGATGAAGGACTTGCAAGACTTATCAGCCAAAACTCCTTTTCAACTTAATAACCTTACTGAAAGCTATGTAAAATTAGTTAATCGTGGGTTTGTACCTACTATGGCAGAAATGACCAAGTTAGGCGATTTGGCAAGTAGTACAGGCAAGGACTTTGACCAACTGGTAGAGGCTGTTTTAGATGCCGAAACTGGCGAGATGGAGAGGCTCAAAGAGTTTGGTATTCAGGCAGATAAGAACAAAGATAAGGTAAGCTTTACTTTTAAAGGAATTACGAAAACTGTAAAAAATGAGGCAAGTGCAATAAGAGGGTATTTATTAGGATTAGGAGATTTGAAAGGAGTGCAAGGAAGTATGTCAGCAATTAGTGGCACTATTGGGGGGCAATTATCAAATCTTTCTGATGGCTTTGATGCTTTCAAACTCAAACTTGGTCAGGGCTTAGAGCCTATTATCAAAATTGGTATCATGGTAACAAATAAGTTGCTCAGTATGGGTAGTGCTTTGGCAGATAAAGTAATGCCTTATGTGAGTGAGTTTGCTACTTTTATTAATCAAAATATGCCTATGGTGAAGGATATGCTTAAAGGAGCAGGCATTGCAGTAGGCATATTGACAGGTGCTATGGTTTTGCTCAATATTACTATGCTTGCTAATCCTATTGTTTGGATAGGAGGGCTAATAGTTGGTTTAATTGGCTTGTTTGGTTATGCTTATGCTACCTCAGAAGATTTTAGAGGGGCAATGTGGGGACTTTGGGAAGCGGGCAAAGTGGTTTTTAATGGACTTCGGGAGAGAGTAAAAAGTTTTGTGGTGAATGTTTGGGAGTCGTTAAAAGGCTTAGGAAACTTATTGCAAGGAATTTTCACGCTTGATTTTGAGCAGATTAAAACAGGCTTTGGACAGTTAGCCACAGGCATAGGCAGCTTTGCCAAAGACTTATTTACAAATACGGTGGACATTGGGACTGGTGTAGGAAAAGCCTATACAGAAGGGGTAAAAGGCGGATTGGCTGACTTTGCACAAAGTCAGGAGGCAAACAAACTGTATAAGCAAAATGCGATAGAGAATCAAATAAGTGCTGACCAAAAAGCCAATGCAGAAAAGAAGCAATTAGAAGATGCTCAATCGCAAGGCTTTGGCTTGCCTGATTTGATTAAGTATAATCAAAGTGGGGCAGAGGGGAAAGGGCAAAGTTTGCTGGATTTTATGAATAGTGGTGGTGGTAGCAATCCAAGTTCAATGAGTAGTGGTGCAAGCACAGGCGGCAAGGGCAGTAAATCTGGACTTGGTGCGGGTATTTCTGAAATCAAATCTGATGCAGGAGTAGTAAATAATATAACTATCAATGTAGAAGCAATGATTAAGGAGGTGAATTTTAACAAAACGGAAGTGAAACAAGGCGTCAATGAAACGCTGGGTATGCTCAAACAAGGGCTTTTGGCAGTGGTCAATGATGTCAATACACATTAGGTTTTGTTTAGTCGTGTTTATCACGTACTTCGTACCGAGTTCAACACGTGATAAATGGAAAAATTTAATCAGTCAATTCATCACGTATTTTTACGTGATGAACAAAAGGGAAAAAACGTGAGCAAATTTTTAATAAAAACGATATTTAATATTCCCAATGCGGTCAGGGTGAAGGAGTTTGTCGCTCCTACGCCTGTAGAAACGCTGGAAGGGAATGACAAATTTACTTTGCCAGCCGAGCGAACGGAGGGAAAAGACACTTATGTGAGTTATTTGGGAACGCCTGTCTATGCGCCACTACAGATAAAGGACGGGAGCTATACTTTGAACGAAAAGAAAATTTCCTACAGGGGCATAGACTTAAAAAATGTGCTGTATGATGTGAGCTTTGGAAAAAATGTGGTCAAAACTGCTATTCAGGGGCGCAATGGGACGGTTAAGGAACTGATTAGCCTTACGGACAGAAGTGTAAATATAAAGGGTGTGCTGGTTAGCCCAAATAACGAGTATCCAGAGGAGCAGGTGCAAAGGCTCTTGGAAATTTGCGATTTGCAAACTGATATAGAAGTGGTAAGTTCGTATTTGGCACTGTTCAAAGTGTATAACTTGGTCATCGAAGATTGTAAGTTCCCACAAAGGGAAGGATTCAGAAACTTGCAAGCCTTTGAGCTTTCTTGTGTGAGTGATTCGCCTATTGAAGTAGGCATAAATGAAGATTTGCAATGAGTTTTTTTAGGTTGATAGGTAAGATTAGCATAGGTCAATATTTCTTTGACTATGTCAATGAGGTAGAGGTCAATAGCTCTTGGGAGAACTTGACGGATACTGCTAAAATTACTTTGCCCAAAAAATTGAGCTTTAAAAATAAACCACTTGCGAATGGGGCTGATGCCTTGTTTAAAAAAGGGGATAAAGTAAAAATAGAATTGGGCTACGCGGGCAAACTCTTAGAAACGCTCAATACGGTATTTGAGGGTTATATATCTGCGATTAAGCCTAATGTTCCTTTTACGATTGAGTGTGAGGATGCCATGTGGCTTTTGAAGCAAAGCACAGTTACTAAGTCTTGGAAATCAGTAAGTTTAAAGGCTTTGTTATTTGATACGGTGAATGGCTTAGATGTAATTGCTGATGACATAGAATTAGGGCAGTTTAGGGTTACAAGGGTAACTCCTGCTCAAATTTTACAGGAACTCAAAGAGAAATACGGACTGTATTCATGGGTGAGAGATGGAAAGTTGTATTGTGGAAAAGTGGGCAGTTTGCTCAATGCCAATATCAGAAAGTTTGTATTTCAGGAAGATGTCATTAGCGCTGACTTGGCTTATTTGAGAAAAAATGATATTAAAATAAAGGTAAAAGGCATTAGCATTTTGCCCAACAATACCAAGATAGAAGTAGAGGAAGGGGACAGCGATGGGGAGCTAAGAACTTTCAACTACTATAATTTGAAAGAGGCGGACTTACGTAAGGTAGTCAAGGAAGATGCCGCACGATTGCGCTATGAAGGGTATAAAGGAAATTTTGAAAGTTTTTTATTGCCTTTCGTGAGGCATGGGGACATCGCTTTATTAGATGATTTGCTATTGCCTGACCGCAAGGGAAAGTATCTGATAAAAAGTGTAAATACGACTTTTGGGCAGGGTGGAGGTAGGCAAAAAATAGAAATAGATAGGAAATTATAAATTAGAATGGAATCTGGAATCTGGAATAAAATTTCTAATTCTCAATTCCAGATTCCAGATTCAAAAAAAATTCCAGATTCTTAATTTAATAAAATGAATTTAAGCGAAATACTGAAAAAGGCAACAAAGGGCGATAGTGTTTATAATACCTTGCTTGCTACTGTGAAGGCTGTAGATGAGGCAGCTCGGACTTGTGATGTATTGCCCATAGATGGCTCTGCTGAAATCTTTGGGGTGAGGCTTAATGCTCTCTTAGAAGTGGATGGAGATGACAATCCTATACAGGACGTAGGTGAATATAATATACCCGCTGTAAATAGCTTTGTACTGGTTACTTTGCTTGACTCTGCTAATGCTTTTGTGAGTGGTTTTTCAGTGATAGATAAAAAAATAGGTACAATTGGGAAAGTGGTTTATACCATAGACCAAGACAAGGGCGTAAACCTCAAAGTAGATACTAATAAAGCGGTCTTAGTCATTGATAATGAAGGAGATATAAAAATAAATAGTGCCAGAGATATTATTTTTAACAACGGAAGCAACGGTGGCATGGTGCTAAACTCACCGCTTAATAATTATTTACAAAATATTAAATTATTGTTAGACGAATTGGTCAGCAAGTACAATGCACACATTCACCCTGCGGGAACGCCTAATACTGCTCCTACCCTCAGCGTAGTCGCCAGTACAAACCCCAGCGTGCCAGCGATGGAAAACTCAAAAGTAAAACACTAAAAGTATGGACATTCTATATGATAATAATAATGATGCGGTGATTCGCAATGGAGATTTTGAAACTGAGGAAAATACGGACTATCAGCACGTAAGGCACCTACTAATAGGTGAAATGGGCGAGTTTCGCAATGCGCCACTTATGGGGGTAGGGCTTAGACGCTGGGAGAAGAATTCGGGAAATGATGATGTGCTAAAAAGAAAAGCAAAGTTACAGCTGGAAATAGATGGCTATAGGGTGGATAGGCTGGAGTTTGGGGAAAATGAAAGCACGGTGATTGCGGAAAGAATATAAGCCAATAATTTCACTAATTATGAAGGAAATAAGGGTTAAGGAAGGGCAAAACCTGATGGATATAGCTTTACAATACTATGGTAGTGTGGAGGGTACTCGTGCTTTACTGTTTGACAATCCGCAAGTGGCTGAGGCAAACTTTCACATTAAGTCAGGCGATGTTTTGCTTATAGATTCAGCGAAAATTTTGAATGGAGAGGTAGTAGCCTACTTTGCAAGCCTTAACTATGAGGTGAATACAGGAGGGGATTTGATTCCCTTTGCAGATTTTTCAGATGATTTTTCAAACGATTTTGATATTTAATGAATTATAAATTATGAATTATAAGTGGAATGCAAATAATTCATAATTAAACATTTATAATTTAAGTTTATGGCATTTGTAGATGAAAATAAAGGAGAGCCACATTTGGTGGGCTTAAATAAGAAGGGTCGGGAGATGCTCAAAGCCTACGCACTATCGCGAGTTTATACCAATGACAACAAGGAGGTTACGGCGCACATGGTGCGTGAAACGGTAGAATCACTTATTGACGGACTGCCCAACTTGATAGACGACAATATAGACCTGCGCGCCTATACAAGTGAAGTCTTCCAGCTTGCGGACTGCATCTATGATAATGTAACCCAAATTTATACCTTCGCTATGGCAGAGGTCGCCAAGAATGCCAATGATGACAGTCAGTTTTATATTGAAGGCATGGTGCAGGCTTATGGCATTGACTACCTGATTATAGAGGACGCGCTCATATTTAGCATTGATGACGAGTTGGAAGATACAGACCTTTTAGAGTTAGAAATTAAATATAGGTACTTTGTATGA